AGGCGGCGGTGCATAATTTTCATAAGCATTTATAAATTTAGAAAGGGGGCTACGGCCCCTTTTTTATTCTGTGACCCCCCATTTTTACATAACATAAATACTGTATATGGCAAATTTATTAAAAGGTTTTTTAGACAACGTGCTCAAAGGCACATTAAATCCAAAAGGCAATCTGGCTGATTTTGCCCATGCATCGAGACTTTATGTAGATGATAGTTTTAGATTAGCACCCAAACAAAAATTTTTATATCACGTTGTATTCAACATTAACAGGAATAGTGTTCAATCAGATCCACCTGTAGATAACCATTTAACTGAATTGAATATGCTTGTTAAAAATGTGGACCTACCTAAATACACAGTAGACATAGCGACTGTTCAGCAATATAACAAAAAAAGAAAATTACAAACAAGAATTGCATATGACCCTGTGACCATAGTATTCCATGACGACAATTATGGTGTAACAACGGCTTTGTGGGAACAATATTACAGATATTATTTCCAAGATGGAAGATATGGAAAACCAAACGCAGTGGGTGATCCAGAAACAACTTATCCTGAGTACAAGAGAGATGCAATATTTCAAAGCAATTATGAAAAAAGATTTGGACTAGATGCTAATATAGATGAGCCTTTCTTTACAAGCATTCAAATTTATCAAATGGCAAGAAAAACTTACACTTGCTATACTCTAGTAAATCCTATTATACAACAATGGCAACATGATACATTAAACAATCAAGAAAGTGGCCCAGTTGCCAACCAGATGTCAATTGAATATGAAACGGTATTTTATTCTAGAGGACGTGTCATGCAGAATGGTGCACCTACAGGATTTGGAAAAGAACATTACGATAGAACACCTTCGCCTAATTCTTTATCAGGTGGAGGATCTACAAGTTTATTAGGCACAGGTGGAGTTTTATCTGACTTATTTGGAGCCAATGATGGTCCATATACATATATTGGTAGTGCGTTAGGCAGTTCAAGAAGTGGTATTACTTTAGGTTCATTAATAAGAACAGCAAACAGATTGAAAAATGCTAAAAAACTTTCTAAGGCAGGTTTGGCACAAGAAGGTTTTAATATATTAACAGGTGCTATCGGAAGAATAGGTGGCACGGCTGACTCGGCTTACGGAATTCCAAACACTTTTATAGGTAGAAGTGTAAGTAATATCAGATCAGGAGTAACAAAGGCAATTAAAATAACAAGAGGTTCGTAATATGAGTAATATTCCTAATGAAACAAAAGACAGTCAAGCACCAGTAAAAGAATTTTTTGACAATTATTTTAATGAAACTTTAACTTTTCCTGGAGCAGATGTAGATGCAGTAGTAGGCTATTTTGAATCAAGAGGTTTCGATAAAACTTCTAGTATTAGCACTGCTTCAGTAATTTTGCAACAAGCAAAGATAGATAATGTAAAAGTGTTCGAACTTTTAGATACCTTAAAAGGATTGAATGGAACACAGTTAAGTTATATAGTAACCGAAGTTTTAAACAACAATAGAGTAAACACATCATCACTTGGTTATAAAGTTCAATCACCTACTGACCTTACTGAAAAACGCAACATAGTGGTTTAATATCATGGCAAAGTTTGCTCAAGGAAGATTCAATATGAAAAATCCTGACAAGTACGTTGGCGGTAAAACGCCTTTGTATAGAAGCAGTTGGGAGTTTGCTTTCATGAGATTTTGTGATGAAAGTCCTAGTATACAAAAATGGGCAAGTGAATCTATTCGTATACCTTATAGACACCCTTTCACTGGTAAATTTACAATTTATGTTCCAGATTTTTTTATAGCATATGCAGATAAAAATGGAAAGCAACACGCAGAAGTAATTGAAATTAAACCGGAAAATCAAACATTATTAGAAAAAGCAAAGTCAAAACAAAATCAAGGACAACTTATTGTTAATAGAGCAAAATGGAAAAACGCTCAACTTTGGTGTAAAAATAAAGGCTTTAGATTTAGAATAATAAATGAAAAAGATATTTTTCATGGCACAAGATGAGTGTATTAAAAATAAAACAATGGGCCTGGCCTTATATTAAAAATTTCCGAACATACATAGACGTTGGTGCATTAGATGGCGACACATCAGCACCCTTTATAAAAAACTTTCAAAAAGTAATTGCTTTCGAACCAAACCCTGAACAATATAAATTAATACCCGAAGGGATAGAAAAATATAATGTGGGACTAGGTGATAAAACAGAAAAAAGAATTTTAAAATTGCCCGATAATGGTTTGAATTGTGCCGCACATGGTAGTCTTACCAAATACAGCACAGGCATAAAACAATTTGCAGTGCAAATAGAAAGACTAGATGATTATCAAATAAATGAAGTTGATTTTATTAAGATAGATGTAGAACGTTTTGAACTACAAGTTTGTAAAGGTGCCCAACAGACAATTAAAAAGTATATGCCAACCATAATGTTTGAAAACAAGCGAAATGAAGCAGATAATTGCAAAGAATTTTTGGAATCCTTAGGTTATCACACAAAGAAGTTCAAATCAGAAACTGTTGCGTACCAGTAAGATAGATAAATACGTACATAATGAAAAGATTAGATTTAAGTGATCAAACGGCAATTAGTATGCCAATGAAGAACCTAATAGCCATAGTGTCAGCAGTGGCAGTAGGCGTGTGGGCATACTTTGGAGTAATAGAAAGACTCAATAAATTAGAGACACAATCAGTCCTTTTAGAGAAAGATATGAGTGCAGAAGATGAAAGATTGCACAACGAAGTAACCAAAAATACAGACTTCAGAATCAGATATCCAAGAGGAGAATTAGGTCAAAGTTCGCAGGACATTGAGCAATTCATGTTGATTGAGGATTTATATAAAAGTGTTGACAGAATGCAAAAGCATCTGGATGACATGGCTAATAACAAAGTAAACATAGAGTTCCTTAAAGAGCAAATGGAAAAAGCACAAAATTCTATTGAAAAATTAAAAGACGCTGATAGGGAAATTGTTTACAAGAACGGAAACTAATGTTTAAAATGTTTGCAGTGATTTGTGCTGTGACAGTTTTTGATTGTAACACAATGTACGAGGATCCACCACGTATGTTTGATACAAAAAGTGAATGTTTAGAAGCCGCAGTGGAAAAAGAAAAGAGTACAAGAGAAATGTTAACAGACGAGGGTATATTAACGGTTGAGCATTTAGAAGTAGGATGTGAATCGGTACATAACACATGATAGAAACAGTAGTAGCCTTATTGATGTTTGTAAATGGCGAAATAAAAGAACATCGTATACAAGATAATATGGCCAAGTGCCTACGCGGAAAAAGACAAGCCGAAAGAAATTACAGTCCAAGTGTGAAATATCAATGTTGGAAAGGCAAAGGCCAGGTTGAAATTTACATGGGTGAAAAGTCAATCAAAGCAATTATATTAGAATAATGGAACGTCTTATTTTTTGGATTATTGTTATTGCGATCGCAACCTATCTTGGAATATACGTTTGGTAGTCGACCATAAATATTTTAAACAAAGTTATGACCAAAAAATTAGAAGAATTACTTAACCTACCTGAATCACAGGAAATTGTACAAGAAGAAAAAGCAAAAGCAGAAGCCGAAGACAAAAAAGCAGACGAAAAACAGCAATCATTAGAAGCACAAAAGACTACTATGCGTGACATAGCAGAGTTTGACAAGATTGCGGCGGCTCTTCCTAAGGTTGAAGGACTGGGAGAAATGGGTGATTCCGAGCTCGATGACGTCGGCACACGGGCGATAACTGCCTATGAGGATCTCATGGACTTGGGAATGAATGTTGAAAGCAGATATTCAGCACGTATATTTGAGGTTGCAGGGCAAATGTTAAAGACCACTTTAGACGCCAAAGTAGCAAAAATGGACAAGAAATTGAAGATGGTTGACCTACAATTGAAGAAGCAAAAGCAAGATTCTAAGGCAGGAGACGGTGATGCAAACGTGATTCCGGGCGAAGGATACGTGGTCACTGACCGTAACAGTTTGCTGGAAAAACTTAAAAAGTTGGATAAATATAATAAAGATGACAAAGATGACAAGTAAATTACAACAGATATTAGCGGAAAGCAAAAAAACATACCCATTCAAAATTGGTATAGTTGGTGCACCTAAGGATATAGACGTAGGTGCGTTAGAAACTACACTACAAAAATTTGTAGTAGAAAAAATGAGTTCAGGCAAGAAAACTCCAATTACTAAAAGACCTTTAGACTTTCCACACATAGAGAATTCAGAAGTTACATATTTCGACGTAGAATTACAATACCCAACAACAAGTGCTGTATTACACAACTACCTAACTAAATCTTTAAACATTGCTGAAGCACACATGGTAGTTAGAAATCCAAATGAACCATTAGAAACATATCAAGAAGAAAAAAATGATGCTCCATATGAAGCGATGTTAAACAGCAAGTACGAAGACAGCAAAGACGAACAGAAGTCAGCAGGTACAAGCAGAGTAATGGAATTGCTAAAAGAATTAGAAAAAGAAAGAAAAGAAAGATCAGCACCAGACGCCGCAGGTGATATCAAACCAGGCGGAAATGTATTGCCAAACGAAGGTGACAGCAAAAACAAAATGTCACCTATTTCAGGCAAGTCGAAAGGTAAATAATAACATGGACATTAGAGATTTTTTAAGAAAAGTAGACAATATTCAAAACAAAGAGCAGATGAAAGAAGATGTGAAGAGAATTCATGTCAAGGAAGCCGCTCAAGTTATGTTGTATGGTGACACACCAGAAGAAATGAACGCAATCGCGGCAATTTTTAAAAATGCAGGATTGACTCCACCGGCACCAATGCCAGAGCCTAAGCCAGCAGAAGAAGTACAAACAAAAGAATATCACGATACTTTCAAAGCAAACACAACTCCAAAACCTGAATACAAAGATACAGGTTACATGACGAAAGACATCGCAGGCGGAGCCAACAAGCCAAAAAAAATGTTCAGAAAAGAATATCCAGGAGATAATCCAATGGCTGTTGAAACTGAAGACAAAACTAATTCTATTAAAGAAGAATTACAAAAAGCATACGAAGACTTCAAAAAAAAAGACTAGCGGAACGTCCACTCACTAAACCAGAAAAGCGTAAAGTCACCCACTACAAAAAGAAATTTGACAAGAAAAATGTCAAAAAAGACTTTATAAAACGTTATGGAAAAGAAAAAGGCACCGCATATATGTACGCAACCATCAATAAGATGGCTAAAAAACACGCATAGCCAATTTAATTTTCACCACCCTAATACAGCATAAGTATAATATATGAGTAATAAAAGTTTAGATGGCGTATTAACGAAGAAAGCACACACAAGGGAAAAATTTTCTGAGGAACAAATTCAAGACCTTGTTGAATGTTCTAATTCCAAAACTGGCTTTGAATATTTTGCAAAGAAATTTTTCTTTATTCAACATCCTGTAGAAGGTAAGATGTTATTCCAACCTTATGAATATCAAAGAAATCTACTACACAGTTATCACGATCATAGATTTAATGTTAATATGTTGCCTAGACAAAGTGGTAAAACTACCACAGCGGCTTGTTATCTATTATGGTTCGCTATGTTTCACCCAGACCAAACAATTCTTATCGCGGCTCACAAATACACAGGTGCACAAGAAATTATGCAACGTATCCGTTATGGATACGAACTTTGTCCTAATCACATAAGAGCAGGAGTAATAAATTACAACAAAGGTTCAATGGAGTTTGAAAATGGTAGCAGGATTGTTAGTGCTACAACAACAGGCAATACTGGTAGAGGTATGTCTATATCACTTTTATATTGTGATGAGTTTGCGTTTGTCAATCCAGGAATAGCACAGGAATTTTGGACTTCTATTTCACCTACTCTTGCAACAGGAGGTCGTGCAATTATCACATCAACACCAAACTCTGATGAAGATGTATTTGCACAAATTTGGAGAGAAAGTCAGAACAAATATGATGAACATGGCAATGAACAAGAAGTTGGACAAAATGGCTTCCATGGATTCACAGCCAGTTGGGACGAACACCCTGACAGGGACGAGCAATGGAAACAAGAGGAACTTGGTCGTATAGGTGAAGAAAGATTTAGAAGAGAATATGGCTGTGAATTTTTAGTATTCGACGAAACATTAGTAAACAGTATTGTACTTTCTACCTTAGAAGGAATACAGCCTGTGGTCAACATGGGACAAACACGTTGGTACAAAAAGATGGATCCACAAAAAACTTATGTGGTTTCTTTAGACCCTGCAATGGGAACAGGTGGCGACAACGCGGCGATACAGGTCTTAGAACTGCCAACATTTGAACAAGTGGCTGAATGGAAACATAACACCACAGCAATACCACAGCAAATTAGAATATTGAGAGATATTTGCACCCACATAAAAGAAGAAACACAAAGCACAGGATCAAACATCTATTGGAGTGTTGAAAACAACACAATAGGAGAATCGGCATTGTTAGTAATAAACGACTTCGGTGAAGAAAATATTCCAGGTATGTTTGTGAGTGAACCTATTAGGAAAGGTCACATTAGAAAGTTTAGAAAAGGATTTAACACCACACACAGAACAAAAATAAGTGCCTGTGCAAGATTGAAATCCATGATAGAGAAGGGCAAATTAAAGATTAATAGTAAACCTTTAATTACTGAATTGAAGGCATTTGTTGCCTCAGGATCTTCATACAAAGCAAAGACCGGTGAAAATGATGACCTAGTGAGTGCGATGCTACTCGCAATGCGTATTGTGACTGTTTTGAAGGATTGGGATCCTAAAATATACACATCATTCAGCCAGGCAGATGAAGATACAGCAGATAGAGTGTATCCACTACCCCTTTTCATTAGTAGCACCTAGTGATAAATACAAAATATGAACTTACAAGCAATAGGAAAAGACCTTTTTAACAAGATCAGAGGACGGTTCCCTGGTGTTACTATAGGTGATTCTGAAGGTAAAATCACCAATAAACCAGAGGATGCACGGTTTTTTGACTTCGAATTTAAAGAAGGTGGAAACGTGCTTGGAAAGGTAAGTATTAGTATAAGCGAAGAAGATGGCTTGGTTGTACTGCATAATAAGGACTTTGTAGAAGGTGCAGATGACAGTATAAAATCAAGTTGGTACAATTTTTTAAAAGAAATGGGCCAATTCGCAAAAGCAAGAGTGCTTGGATTTGACACAAGAGATATCACAAAAAGCAATCTTGAGAAACGTGACTACGAGTACATGAGCAAAGGGAAAGAGGTAGATAAAGTGAGTGAATCTAATTTATTTGGAACTACAAAGACAAGTTTTCAATCAATAGGAGAAGCAAGACTTGTTAT